TTAGGAGTTTTTTACTTCATCCTTGGCCTCATCCGCTTTTTCGGTGTCGAAACCGTTGACTTCGTTGACCGCCTGCTGCAGCGTAAGGTATTCTCCGGGAATCAGCATTTTTTTCAGCAAATCGCCGTCGCTGACGACGCCGTAGCTTTTCTGCAGCTCGGCGTCCTTCAGGTCGGGGTAAACGACAGAAGACGCTACCAGCAGATTCATGTAGCGCTGATTGTCGAACGACGTGATCTGGCGGCCCTTGGAAATAGTTCTCGTCGTACAGATTTTTTTCAGTCCGGCGTCTTCATCCTCCGAGAGAGCACGAATTTCAAATGGGATCGGATTGCCGGTCTCATCGCGGAACCGGAGGCTGACAACCAACTTCTGGTTTTCAGCCTGCGCCGCGTTCTGAGCCATAAAAGCGGAAAGTGACATCTTGATTACCTCCAAAATGATAAATAGTAATAATTTAAGAATTGGCAGCATTGAACGCTTCCAGCAGTTCGATGCCGTCGAACGTGAAGGGCATTTCCTCTTCGAGAAACCCGTCGTCGCTGTCAAGCCCGGCGAAGTCGATTTCATCGAAATTGCAGCCCGTCAGGACCTTGGTTTCGCGGCCCCACTGCGTGGTGGGATCTTCGTTGGTAAGCTGCATGGAAAAATAGGTATCCACGCCGTTGTTCGCGTAGTCGACAAAGAGCTGTTTGAACAGGCTCGTTACGCCGTATATGGTCAGAGTGCCGGAACCGGCCCACGACGTGGCCTTCTTCCCGACCGACCGTTTGCCGATAGCCTTGACATCGCTTTTGTTTTTTGTGGCCTTTCCCTCAATTTTTTTAGCATAAAAGAGGTCGTGGTTTTGACCGTTGATCGTTACGAATGCGGTACCTTCCTTGCTGGAGATCGCGTCTTCCGTGCGAAATTCCGTCATGTAGTTTCACCTACCCTTCCACCGTGATGGTGTTGTAAATCGTCTCAATGACATCGACTGGCCTGACGGCATAGCTGACCACCATGGCGTCGATCAGATCACCCTGCGCCACCGTGATATCGTCCGGAGCAACGTCATGCAGCACTCCATTTGCTTCCAAGGAGCGGAAATATGACAGAATATCCGCTTGAAACAGTTTCCGCCCATCTTTGCTATTGGAGACCTTTCCGCTGTAATACAGCATCCCACGGTTGTTGATTTCCGAACAAATGCTATAAAGAATGCGGATGATCTTATTTTTGCTCATCGCGTAAGTATGGTCGGTAGTAAAGGTTGTCAATGTGTTGATGTCCTTTTGAACCATGACGCTGTTGCCACCCACAGGCGATGGGATAAATACCATTTGTCCTGATTTTGCGTATTCAATCTGCTGAGAAGTCGTGAACCTCTGATCGACGTCAACCGCTCCGTCATATTTTGCGTTTGTCAAACTTCCGGTCAACGGGCAGGCGGCAGTGGCACCGGCAATATAAGCGGTAGCTTGCACATTGGATACCCGCGTCCCGTCCTCAAGGGTGACTCCGTTTTTAACGGAAATTACGCCCTCGAAATCGGCCTGAGAGTCTGGCACGACCATCTGAAGGTATTGCCCTTCTTCCTGAATCATTCTCTTTTCAAATGCGATAAACAAGTTCTTGATATCCGAATCATCCGAAGGGCACGCGATGGCGTTGACCGTCTGAAGTTCGATCTGACTTAGAAAGCCAGCATAATCCGCGCTGGTCACCGTTCCATCGGTACCGTTTACCAGCTTTGTGCCGGCATTCACCGACAAAGCGGTGTCTGAAGCCGCCTTTGAGAATATAACCCAACTGTTATCTGTAAGACCGGTTATATCCGTCACCGTTTGGCGGTCGATTTCCGTCGTATCAAGCCAGGTAATCACATCGTATTTCCCGGATTGAGCAACCGTGTTTTCAATCGATACGCTTAGCCGGTTGCCATATACGCCAGAGTACAGAGCCGTGCAGATCAGATTTCCAATTGTGGCTGTCGCCTTTACGCCGGTGTTCAGCCGATAAAGATAGACATGAGCGGAATTTTTCATGGCTTCAGTGACAAGGAGAGCATCCGCGCCGAAGTCGGCAGCAAGGGACTTCGCGTCTTTCCTTGTCAGCGAAATCAAGGTTTTCTCTTTCAGCCATGGGAATACGGCAGGAATTCCGACGATTCCCTTATCGCTTTCCACCATGGGATTCGTCCCACTGCCCACGTAATTGATGTATACGCCCGGCAGCACTTTATTTTGAACTGTCCAATTACCTCCCGCCATTGATGGAAACCTCCTTCTTTAGAAACTTGTCGATGGCGCTTTTAACATCCGCATCGGTATATTGCTGATCCGGCAAAAGTATAGCCGCCATAATATCGCGGTCGACGCCGGATACCGAACGAATCAGCTGACTACCGGAAAAGGTCGGCGGTGCCGACGCTTTTCCCGGTGTCCCGGTATCCGGGGATTCTTTTACAGGTTCCGCCTGAGCGGTGGATTCTTCTTTGGCCATTATTTCAAAGCCTCCTTGTCAATGTCGATATTTTTAATCTTTGGCGTATCATCCACAGGGTATAAGAACGTGGTGAAATCGCAAAGGTCGTGCAGCTCGTCACCGTCATCATGACGGGTATGGGATTGCAGCTTCAGCGTCAATCCGGAATATGAAAGCTGGCGGAGCTGCAGGCTGACAGCGGCAAAAACTCCGTTCAGCTCTTTTTTGATCTCTGATTCTTCCGTTTTTTCAGGCGGAAGGTAAGCGATATCCAGCTGCCCGGATACCTTTAAGCGTCCGCCGAGTTCGTTGATTACGGATACGTCACCGGCGAAGCCGATCAGGAAGCAGTGCGCCGGCAGCTGATCCGGCACCCATTCGGTATAAATCGGGACGTCCGGGTAAAGACCGTCAAGTCCCGTCGACAGCGCCGCGAGTATCTGGTTGTAAATGTCCATCATTCCAGCTCCTTTTGAATAGACGCCTCAATACGCTGGGCGGCGCGGTCAAGCTCCAGCTGCACCTTTTTTTCGCTGCTGGTCATAACGAACGCACCCTTGACATACGGCTTTTTGAGCCTGATCCAGATGCCCCACTGCCCCTTGTGCTTACCGGATTTCTGCATCTGGGCCGCCCGGCCATACTTTGAGACGCCCGGACGCAGTTCTATGAACACCAGCCGTCCCGGCGTCTAGCGGTGGCCGAACTCGTAATAGGATGAATAATCAATCGGGTTAAAGACTTCCGCCTGTTCCCCTGAAGGAGTCTCTGTCACGCCGCTCCTGTCCCATGAGATAGAGAGCGTAGGGGAATCCGGGCTGGTGCCGGTTGCGGTGTTGTCCACACAGCGGGCAAGGTGCCTGTCTGTAATGACATTCAGTTCGCTTTTGGACTTCGCCCGCGCCGCCGCCTGTGCCTTTTTCAGCTTTTGGACAAATTCCGCGTAGGGTTTCGGGTCGATCATCATCGGTCATCCTCCGACAGCGGGATCTCGCTGTGCGATTCAGCGTAGCGGAAACATTTCCCCGCCCACAGGGTAATTGTCTGCCCGGCACGGGTAGTCACCGACACCTTATCGCCCTTTTTAATATCGGCGTCGGGGGAGCAGAACAAGGTATAGCTTCCGGATGCGGTTCCAAAATTTCCGGATAAAGAAAGCGCCCCGCCCTTATCCTGAGATAAGGCGCAGGGAGCATTCTGAAGGACGACTGTTTCGATCTGTTGGGTTTGCTTCGTATCCGGGTCTTTCACATCAAAGCGGCGGCAGGTGCTGCACCGGTCTAAATAAGTGCTCTCAATCGCTTCCCGCTCCGTCATCGGATTTTCGCCGCCCTGAACAGCGCGATCCGCGCGTCGAGGCCGCTTAATCCGCTGCCGGTATCGGCGGTACCGCTGTCGTACTCAACGGTCGTGTCCCCGCGCCGGATGGAAGAAACGGTCTGCTGCCCGTTGGAAGGCAGACCGTTTTTTCCAATCTCGACGGCAAGGTCGATCCAGAGGTGCACGGCGCGATCCGGCACGGTGCGGCGACTTGTTTTCGCCAGAAAATATTCTTCCGCCTGATCAATCAGATCGTCGGCCTGTTCCGGCGACACGCTGGGAAGCGCTGCCAGAACCTTTGCTTTTACGTTTTCACGGTTGGCAGCTGCCATATGTCAGTTCTCCTTTGCGCCGGTTTTTTTGCCGGAATCCTTCGCTTCTTTATCGGCATCTTCCTCGGAGCCTCCGCCGCTGGAGGCATCCGGAGCGGAACCCGCCGTGTCCTGAGACTCAACCTGATAGCCGAGCTTCTGATAGAATTCGGATTCGCGCTGGGTTTCGACTTCCCGCACGACGCCGCCGTTTTTTAATCGGATCATAGTTTCCTCCTTGATTTCTTCCGGTAAGAACCGGAAGATTACGTATTACTGCAATTTGTTCCGGCAGAAAGCCGGATTATTACGTGTTGCCGCGAATGCATGCCGCCAGCGTGACGATCTGATTTTCCAGCACCCACAGGTCATACAGAAGGTGATAGTTGATAGTCGTTTCGTCCCCAGTCTGATTTTCATCCGCGCTGAAGACCTTCAGCGAGTCGATTTTGCTGACGGCAACCGGTGCGGAGGTATTCATGATCAGGAATTCAACCTGCTGGGATGTGCTGTCGGCAATAATGCCGCCCGCCTCCTGCCCGGAAGTCCGCCCATCCTGAACCTTAACCACTGTCTGCAGCCGCTTGCTGGGAACGAAGATGCAGGGGAGATCATTCAGCAGAACGCCGCGATAGGAGACGCCATTCACGGAAATTTCGCGCTGGAACGTGACGGAGTTGTTGGTGTTTTTGCTTTCATCCCGGAATGCCTGCTCATTTTTCAGGGATACGAACGCGACGAAATCCGCCTCATCGCCGGAATCATCCTTGACGATGATGGACAGAGCCTTCAGCGCGGCCACCACATCGGCGGGGGTCGCGGCTTTGGCCACAGACTGGATGTGTGTGCCTTTATATTTGTCGCTGGCCGCCAGCGCGGAATAGATACGGTTGAAGCGGAACATATCCTGCTCCGGAACCAGCTGCTTGCGGGCGAACTCACGCGTCACGTTTTCCGTCGTGGCCATGAAGTGAGAATCGTTCGGGTCGAGGCGGCCCAGCTCAAACTTGACGGCCCTGTCCATCTCCATGGTGTAAGTTTTCCAGCCGAGCTTTACGCTTCCGGACGGATAGCGATTCGTGTTCGCCGTGCTGTAGTTGCCGAGGCCACTGACACTCAGTTGGGCGATTTTTACATCTTTGCCGCCGCTGTAGTCAATCTGGTCATCGTTTGGTACCATCCACTGCGTGGATGATTTGGCTTCCAGCTCTTCATCGATAAAGCCTTGATATGCTTCTGCGTATTCAATATTATTTGCCATTTGAAATTAGCTCCTTCCTTATTTCACGGAAACGCCGCGCGGGCGCTTCTTCGCTTCTTCTCCCGGTTTGCCGGCAGCCGTTCCCTTGGGGACGTAGCCGTTTCCCTTGAAACGCTGTTCAACACCGGACTGGACCCCCTTGTCATAGGCGGCCTTGAGCGTCTTGATCCGCTCATCGGTGTCTTTTTCGTCCGTGCCCTTGACAAACGCGGCGAATTCGACCGGCAGGCCGGAATCGGACAGCTTCTGCGTGGTATACCCGGTGAGCTTTTCGTCCGCCATTTGTTTCTGAAGGTAAACCACTTTTTCATCGGCGGTCATTTTCTCGAAATCTTTCGCCTCTTCCAGATGCTTTTTGTACGCCTCAACGGCGTCGGTGGCCGCCTGCTGCTTGGCGGTCTCCACCTGTTCGGAAGAAAAGGTTTCAGCATCCTTTGTCTGCTGCTCTGCCTTTGCCGGCCCCTTGGGAGCCGGGTCTGCAGCTTCCGGCGAAGGATCAGCTGATTTTGCCGGATCGGCGGGTGCGGGATC